CTTGTAGCTTTTGCGATACCTTTTTTTATAAAACGTATCGCTGTTGCATCATCAAAATCTACTTTGTCTCCTACATTCAGAGGAGACTTACCCGACACTTGCTGTAGGATTTCTACTTTCATGTCAAGTCCTACGCGTTCTTACCAGCGTTGAACGCTTCGTCTAGCATAGGCTTGGCATCTACTCTCTTCATAACTTTGAAACCTACATAACCTTCATCTGCATATTTTTCGTCTAAACGTTGGATACTCATAGACCCTCTGTCGGAGATTTGGTAATTCATAAAATCACCGATAACGACAAACTTGTTACCTGTACCCATCTCTGCCATAGAGTTGTCTATGACGATAGGTCTACCAAGGAAAGAAGGTCTTTCACCCTCGGAAAGTGCCTGTGACCAAAGGTAGTTCCCGTTCCCATCTTTTAGTTTTCTGACATATTTTTCAGTTTTGTCTGTCATTCTCCAAGTAGCAGTAGCTCTATACTCTTCTTTTAAGTCATAATAGATATCTATCATCTCGTCTGCGGTTACACCGTCGATTCCAGCCGTTGTAGAGCTAGGACCTACTGTTGCAGCAAATGCATAACCTGTTGGTTTACTAGCACCATCACCCACTGCAAAAGCAGGGGACTCAGCCTTGTCTATACCTCTCGCAATTTGCATACCCATGTACGCATCGAAGTCAATCATGTTGTCTTGGAGTAGTTCTTCAGAAACTTTGATGATACCTCCAAGCTTCCAAGCTTGCATCTGCTTACCACCAAAAGTAGCCTTAGTAGTGCCGTAAGTGCCACCCTCATTAATCCAAGTGAATGTCGGTGCATCACCCTCTACTGCGAAGTTAGTGGTGGAATTTGTAGTAATTACACGAGAGATACCTCTAGTTCTACCAAGCGTGTTAAGACGCATAATGACAGCACGTTGATACTCTTCTGGTACGATGTACCCACCATCTGCATCTGTGCCTACTGTCATTTCTGCTCTATACTCTTGCATGTTTTGTCCTGCTAAGAACATGTCAAAGGCTTGTTTATACTCTGGGGTGGCATGTTTTGCTACGGGTGTATCAATTGTAGTATCCACAGCACCTGGTAGAATGGCCAAAGATGTTGGAGCAGACAACAAAGCTTGTCTTTCCTCTTGCTTTTCAGCTCTAATAATAGATGCTTGTATTTTTTCATACTCTGCTTCTAGTGCAGTGTATTCTGCTACCTGATCGTCGTTCATTTCGGTGTGTGCATCCATAAACGCACTCATTTGAGCGACTAATGCAGCTCTCGCTTTAATCATTTCTTCCATGATTTTCCTTTTTTATTAGTGATAATTTCGCTTTCATAGCGTTTACTTTGGATGAGTTTCGTTTAAACTCATCTGCCTCTTGTGATGTCACACCTTCTTCATCGACTTCGTCGGTTGGCTTCGGCATTTCCAATAGTGCTGCAGCTTGAGTAAACTCTTCATCTGTCGTACGTTCACTAGATGCTTTTAAACACGCAGAAAACGTCTCAGATGCAAGAGCCATAGCTTGTGCTTTATCTCCCTCTTCATCTGACTCTATAATGACATCTACAAAACCTGCCTCTTTCATCTCTTCACCATAAAAGAAAGTTTCATCATCCATCAGTTTCTTGATCTCTTTTTTGCTTTTAGATGTTTTACTAATGTATCTTTTAGCGATGATATCACTAAGACCTTGCAGTACATCTGCTTTTTTGCGTAGTTCTCTATGGTCTCCCCATGCTATGACTGACGCATTGTGTATCATGTACACCGCATTTGCATATGCTTTTACTTCATCTGCAGCTAAAGCGATGTAAGAGGCTATAGACGCTGCTAAAGAAGTGATAATGACTGTGACCTTGCCTCTGTTGTAAGCTTTTATCTGGTTATAGATAGAAATGCCCTGGAATACAGAACCACCACCAGATGAGATGTGTATTTCAAAGTCACTTGTCTCTTTTTTAAGTTCATTCGCAAACTGTTGGGATGTCATATCCCAACCTATTTCTCCATCAATTAAAATCATTCTTTACCTCCTTGCGGTAAGTTGTTACTTTCTGTCATATTTAACTGTACATAATATTTGTCGCCTGCGTCACCGATGCTGTTCATGTTCTCTAAAGCTCGTATTTCATTTACATTTAACGCACCTATGAGTGCCAAAGTTTTGTAACCTTCTGTACGTGTCTTGTAATCTCCTCTAAGAAGAGAATCTACATTAAATTTGATGGAATGAGTCTGCATTTCATCTGTAGACAAAAGAGACAATGTTAATGATTGCTCTATTCGTTTTACCCATGGCAATATCGTAAACTGAACAAACTCTAATGATTGATGTTCTATATTTGAAAAAGTGGCATTCTCTAAGGAGTTAATCATGTGCATGGGTACCCTGAAGATAGACGCTATCTCTTCTTTTTGGTATTTTCGTGTTTCTAAAAACTGTGAGTCAGAGTTAGAAATAGTGAACTTCTCAAACTTCATGCCTGCTTCAAGTAACATGGGTTTATGGTTTGAAGTCATCCCCGTGTATGCAGAGTTAAGTGATTCTTTTAATCTATAATACGCATCCTCTTCTAGTGTGTTTGGAATAGAAAAAGCACCCGAAGCATTTGCACCATTGTCAAAGAAGTTAGATCCAAAAGTTTCGGCTGTACTACCAAGTTCTAACGCTCTCTTGTTTGCCTCGATAGGAGACAATCCAGTTATTCCGTCATTGGATGGAAGGCCAGGGATATGTAGAATCTCAAAAGAGTTTAGTGATATTTTGTCATTTCCATTTTGATATAGAAATTCTTTTTTACCTTGCTTAGAAAAAGAAACCGTCATAAGTTTTGACTGGAGTGGGTAAATACCCACAACTTCACCACGCCCATCACGTACAATCTGTGAGTAGTGATTACCTCTTGTATTTAAGTCTGTAACTATGCGTTCTCTCCACATTACAGATGTCATATGTGGGTTAGGAGAGTACTTTAAAAGGGTATAAAGTGGATGTGTCAGGTCTTTTTCTTTCCCTTTTTCTGTTCTTATAAGAACATCTAAGGAGATAGAAGACAGAGTCTCAGCTATGACGCGGTTACAGGCGAAGACTGTGGTGAGTTGCATGGCATTATCGGGTGTAATATTACGTGAATTGCCATGGAAAAGACTAGATAATCCACCTAATACACCGCTGTTTGGGAGTATTGGCTTTGTTTTTGAGGTAAATCTGCCTAAAAAGCTCATTTACTCTCCCCAATATCGAGAATAAATAGTATAAGTGCTACGAGAGAAGAGAGTATAAGTAGAATACCTGTCGTCACTTCAGCATAAAGAGGATAGATGCGTTCTACCCCATTCCCAATTACAAGTGATTGAACAATAAAAAAGGCATAGACTATAAAAAGTATTATAAGTTTTTGCATTTTACCTCTCTAATATTATATATATGAGTGAATATTATCGAGATAACACTCACCGTCGTGAGTGTTAGGCAAAAAGTTATAAAATGTTACAAATTTAACGAAATTTACTAAAGAATTCGCATGCCACGGTCTTCATATACTGAGGTTTCGACTGTTTCTTCTTTATGTATAAGATATGCCAGTGTGTTAATGATAGCTGCAACACCATCAATTTTGCTAAGTGGTGCTGATTTATCTGGCATGATATTACCTTGTGCATTGGTAAGTACAGTCATGTTTGAAATCATCCATGTTAGTACGGGGTCGCCATCATGTACTATTTTCCTATTTTTAATAAGATTTAACAATGTCACCGTAGGCTCCGATAAATCTCTATACCCTTGGACTATCGGTATGCAGCTATCATAGGTACCTTTATAAATATCAAGATTATCATGATCCATATCTTCACCAAATTCTAGTAAAAGGTCTGTATCTAGTGGTTCTTCTATCAGCTTCACTAGCTTCTTTGCCTTATAAACGTCATAGCAAAATGCTTCCATATTGTCTATGTCTTTTATAATGTCGTTATAAATGTACATATAGTTTATAGTCGAACCAGGTGTTGCAGTAACGTGACCATGTGTAGCCCATGAAAACAAAGGCACTCTGAGTAATCGTTCTCGTTCCTGTAGTGTGGCCTCTGGAACATAGTATCTCATCTTGACATGGTAAGTATCACCATGTCTATAGACTCGTGCAAAAGAAGAGAAATCATCTACCAAAGACAAGTCCATGCCACCAATAAATGTACCAGATGTATCTACCTCACCTTTACACGCGTTCCATTTGTCTAAGGGCAAGTAGCTTTCTGATGCTGTAGTCCATACATTTAGGTGCTTGACTAAAAAAGGGTTCAATTTCTCTGGACGTTCTTTTGCTTTTTTTGCTTCACCTGCTAGAAAGTCCTTGTCAATAGATATACCATAGTTGGGATTGGCAGCTTCCCAAACCTCTTCTCTAAAATACCAATCATCATACTCATCAGTATCAC